AAGTAGACGATAAATATTATGTAAAGGTTATAAAACCAATTGGTCCTATGGAAGAATTGTTTTTGAACTATACATTCTATAAGGTATAATGGCATTAAAGAAGATTGGAAGGAACGAACAGAAAAGGTCTCGTGCTTTTAAGGATATTGCCGTGATGATGGGAAAAAATCCTTTCACGGATGATGTTAATGTGGTAAAGAATGATAATGCAATTAAACAATCAATAAAGAATTTAATATTAACTACTCCTGGAGAGAAACCTTTCCAACCTTTAATTGGATCTAATGTATATACATTACTATTTGAACCATTAGATCCCTTTGTGGCTGATCAAATCCAAGAAGAAGTCATAAATACTATTAATCAGTATGAACCTAGAGTTGCCCTCACGGAAGTATCCGTACAACCTATTTGGGATGATAATGCTATTGGAATAGATGTTGAATACCAAATTGTTGGGCAACCCGTTGTTGAGAATATTTCCTTTGTCTTAAAGAGACCTGAATAATGCAACCGAATAATTTAACAGCATTAGATTTTGATGATGTAAAAGCATCGATTAAGTCTTATCTTAGAACCAGATCAGAGTTCACTGATTATGACTTTGAAGGTTCTGCTCTGACGTATTTGATTGATACTTTAGCGTATAACACATATTATACCGCATTTAATGCTAATATGGCAATGAATGAGGCATTTTTGCCTTCTGCCACTGTTAGAGACAATATTGTTAATATTGCTAAACTGTTAAATTATGTTCCTAAGTCAATTGCTTCATCAAAAGCATGTCTTAAACTTGAAGTACAGACTGTTAAGACAAATGGTGCATATCCAAGTAGTATAACTCTATCTAAGGGTGCAGTTGCTACTGGTGGTAATTTTATTTGGAATATTCTTCAAGATACTACTGTAGTTGTTAATACTACCACTGGACTTGCCGAATTTGACAATTTGATGATTCGTGAAGGAACTATTGTCAGATTTAACTACGTTGTTAATACTTTTGCAACTCAAAATTATAAAGTTCCTTCTGAAGACGCTGATATTGATACTTTAACTGTAAGGGTAAAAGCAAACGAGTCTGCGACTGCTTCTGACCTCTATAACAAGGTTGATACTGTTACCAACCTAACTGCTACCACAAGGGTTTATTTCCTCTCTGAAGGCGAGGATATGAGGTATGAGATAAGGTTTGGTGATGATACTGCTGGTAGAGCACTAAAAGATGGTGAGGTTGTTGATCTTGAGTATCTTGTAACTTCTGGTATTGAAGCAAATGAGGTAACTGGATTCTCCTTCGTTGGTACTATGAGGGATAATTTAGGAGTTGCTTATGGACCAAATTCAGTAGATCTTACAACAAAAGACAGGTCACAACTGGGATCTGTTGCAGAATCACCTGAATCTATTAAATATAATGCTCCAAGATACTACTCTGCACAGTATAGAGCAGTAACAGCACAAGATTATGCTGTTATTACTAAAAAAGTTTATTCTAATGCTGATTCCGTTGTTGCATATGGTGGAGATGCTTTAAATCCTCCAATTTACGGTAAAGTTTTCGTTGCAATCAAAACTAAGACTGGATCATTACTTAATGACCAAACTAAGAAAGAAGTAGCAGCAGATTTAAGAAAATACGCTATGGCATCAATTGACCCTGTTGTCGTTGATCCAGATCAGATCTATATCTACAATAAGATCTTTGCACAGTATGATACTGGTTGCGGTTCTAGTACATCTGATATAAAAACCCATATTAATGATGCTATCACTAATTGGGCTTCTCAGACACAGATTAATAACTTTAACTCTACCTTTAGAAGTCAGAACTTTGAGAAGGCAATTGTGCTTTCCGACAAGTGTATAAGTGACGTTTCACTACAAACTACAATTCTGAAGTATATCAAACCAGGTACTAACTCAACAAACACGTATTGTGTTTCAACTGGTGGTCAATTATATGATAGTGCTCCAAGTAATAGTGGTGCTAGTGACTCTTGTAAGAAGGAACCTGTCGTATTATCAGGAACCTTTAGGACTGCTGATAGACCAGGTATCGATCAGCAATTTGAAGACGATGGATTTGGTAAGTTAAGAACCTTCTATAACACTGGTAATAAGAAAGTATATACGAATGATAGTGCTGGATCAGTTAACTATGCTACAGGCGAAATATGCTTCGGAGCAGTTAATATAATAGGTGCTGGTGCTAATGTACCTTCTATCACTAACTTAACGTTAACTGATACTGTTACTGGTGTAGGAACGGTGATTGATACTACTCTCTTACCAATAGATTTACAAATCCCCGTGCTCTTTATACCTTCAAACAATTCTACCATTCCAGCATCTACACCAGGAACTGTTATTAATATTGTGAATCCTGAGGTTACGGTTTCTCCAATTGGAACAACTCCACCTGGTACTATACCTCTAAATAGTTTGACACCAACAGTTTTCAATCAGACTCCAACTACGGTTGAAGTTCCGAACCTGACAAACACTGGCACAACGAATACAGATAGTTGTTTCTAATTAGATGAGCAATATTAATAAGGTTTCTCAAGCTATAAGGAGTCAGACTCCCGATTTTCTGGAGTCTGAATATCCCCTATTTAATAGGTTTATACAGTATTATTATAGATCTCAAGAGAAAACAGGATTAGGTCAAAATATACTCAATAACTTCCTTCAATATCTTGATATTGATAAGTTAGATATTGGGATACTTGATGGTTCGACTAAAGTTGTAGAAGCAATAAATTCGACGAATAATACTATTGTTGTAGAGAGTGTTGATAAATTTCTTGATAATAATGGATCTGTATTAATTGGTGATGAGATAATTTACTATGAAAAGACGACTTCTGCACCTAATATTGCATTAAGTCCAGGTATTTCATATGATCAGGTAAAACTTAAGTGGACAGGTCTTGCAAGTCCTCTTTTATCATTTGATGGAACAACAACGCAGTTTCCTTTAACATCTCAAGACAGTCCTATTGCTCCTATAACACCACAACACTTAATTGTAAGTGTTTATGGTAAAATTTTAGTTCCTGTTGTTGATTATACCATTAATGGTACTAATATCGTCTTTAATGAGGCTCCAAGAACAAGAACTCCTTCAGATGGATCAGATCAGACATATATTAATTTCTTAAGTGGTTTTATTGAAAACCCAATTGTAGCAATAGATAATTTATCTAATTCTTTTGGTGAATCTAAGAGACAATTTACTATTACAAAGAATGCTGAAAGGTATGAACCTATTGTAGATGAATATGTTATTGCAATTTATGATAATAGACTTTTAGTTCCTAAAGTTGATTTCTTCATAGATGGAGATCAATTTATATTCTTAACTGCCCCTTTAAACGGTAGATTCTTATCATTATATGCTATTGAGGCACCTGTACCTTCATTTGGAGCTGGTGCTATTGGATATGCACGTATTAGTGATACTGGTACTCTTACCAGCATTGAGACTGATACTAATGGATCAGAATATAGATTTGAGTATCCTCCTAAAGTAACTATTAGTTCTGTATTAGGTAGTGGTGCTTCAGCTAATGCATTAGTTAATGGTGTTAAATCAGTTTCTCTATTAGATGGTGGTAAAGGTTATAGTGACACTAACCCACCAGTAGTTCAAGTACAATCACCAACTAAACCAGGTGCAACACAGGCAAAACTTAAAGCAACTGTTACTAATGGTGCTGTAAGTGGACTTGAAATACTTAATTCAGGTAGTGGATATACATTTACACCAAGATTGACATTTAGACAGCCTGGAGGTGCTACAATTGATCCTCCAACCATTACTAATGGTTCTTTTGCAGCTGCTCCAACCATTACTAATGTAGGATTTGGTTATACTACTGCCCCAGTCATATATGTCGATGAACCAACAGGAACTAACCCTATTAAAGCATCATTACGTGCAAACCTTGCTGCAGACGGTACTCTTGCTTCAATTACTGTATTAAATGCAGGGCAAGGATATACAACAGTTCCAAGGGTTGCTATTGTTGATCCAGTTGGTGCTCAAATACTTCAAACGTCTGTTGACGGTGATGGTCGTGTAATTAATATTGAACTTTTAGATGGTGGTAGCGGATATGAGGATATTCCATCTGTATACATTGTTGATGGAAGAGTAGATGCACAAGGAAATTCAATAGGTGGTACTGGAGCAACTGCTGTTGCTGCAATATTCAATGGTAGAATCACTGATATTAATATAACTGCATTTGGAACTGGTTATACTGCTGCTGCACCTCCAACTATCGTTATTCAGACTCCACCTGCTGCAGAAGCATCTGCTGAGATTGGTTTAAAGGAAATTACTGGTTTTACTGTAACACAGGAAGGAAAAGAATACACTAAAGCACAATTTGAAGGATGTGCTCGTGCTGCTTCAGGAATTACTTCATATACAGAAGATGGTAATGCAGTTTTCTCTAGTGCAACTACTGCTGCTGCAGCTACTGTTAATACTCCAGTTAAGTGCTTAGACCAACTGTTTATAAAGAGACTTTTAGACAAATATACAGAACAGTTCCTTCCTGATGTACCTGAACTCGATTATAAGAAAATTGACGTTCGTACAGCAATTAAAACTATTAAAGATTTCTACTCTTCAAAGGGTACATCTTTTAGTATTGCTTATCTCTTTAAGTTACTTTATGGTGAAACTGTAAGTATATCTTATCCAAAAGATCAGATTATCAAACCATCTGATGCTACTTGGTCTATTGATACTATTCTTCGTGCTACTAAGGTTTCTGGTAATTCTGTTGATATTAAAGATGCTTTATTAGTACAAGAAGAGGATATATCAGACCCTAATATTAAAGCAGCGAGTGCTCTTGTAGAAAATTATATTTCAATTAAAACGTCTGAAGTAGAAATTTTTGAACTTGTATTGTCTGAAGAGACTATTACTGGTTCATTTACTGTTCCATATAAGACAAAACTTGCTGAACCATTGAGTGCAACCGACTCTATTATTACGGTTGACTCTACCATTGGTTGGCCAGAAAGGAACGGTGAGTTTGTTATTGGTTCGGGTACTACGACAGAAGTTGTACAATATAAGGAAAAATCACTTAACCAGTTTATCGAATGTACTCGTTCTGTAAATGGTGTTGTTGAAGATTGGGATTCTGCTACACAAGTTACTTCAAACTTCAAAGTTTACCTGAATAAGGGTACATTACAAGAAGTTGTAATGAATGTTGTTGGTATTGTTGATGCACAGCAAACTAATCTAACAGATACTGGATCTTACTACTTACCTGGAGATAAATTAACAGTTTCTAAGTTAGGTGGTACTGGTACGACTTCAGATCTTACAACTTGGTTGTATAACGTTAAAAAATTAATATCAGTTAATACTGTAACATTTGGTGGTGTTAATGACCAATCTGCAACTCTTACTTGTGCTAATCCTCATGGATTATTAGTTGGAGATCAGGTAACTGTATATGGTGCTAACCCAATAATCTATAACGGAACTTTCTTAGTCACATCAAGGGATTCCGAGTATACTTTCCAGTATCAACTTCCCCAACCTGCTACTGTAATACCTCAAGGTAATATTCTTGTATCTGTTGACCTTAATAAAGGTAAGTCAGATAATAGTGCAGTTTTAAATGCTATTGGTTCTTATACTACTAACGTACAAAACTCATTCTTCGATACTACTCATACTTACGTTGCTTCTACAGGTATTCCTAACTATAAGATTGGTCCTTTCCCAGGATCTGCTCTTCTTCCAGGAAACCAACGTAAATTAAACAGATTTCCTAAAGTACCTACTACAATTTCGACTAAGAATACTATTGATTCTGGTCCTGTTGGTACTTGGGTTAATGGTGTATCAATATGGGCATATAAGTCAAAATTAAGTAAAACTTTCGGTGCTATAACTGGAATTAACATCACTAATGCTGGTGCTGGATATGATGCTGCTTCACCTCCAACTATTACTATTTCTGGTGGTAGCGGTTCAGGTGCAACTGCAAATGTAACTGTTGATGGTTCTATCTCTGAAGTCACAGTCACTGCAGGGGGTTCTGGGTATACTTCCTCACCTTTGGTCTCTATTGTAGGTGGTGGCGGAGCAGGAGCAGCAGCTACTGCTATTATCACTAAAGGTGTTGTATCTAGTATACTGATCAACCAAGGTGGTTCTGGATATACTTCCCAGCCTTCAATTACTATTGTTGGTGGTGGAGGAACTGGTGCTGAAGGTACTGCATCTGTTCGTGGTCCAATTCAAAGTATTGCTATAACAGATGGTGGTGCTTCATACACTTCAAATCCTGCTGTCACACTAAGTTCTGGTAGTGGTGCAGTTGCTCAGGCAATTGTAACTAATGGTAGAATCATTTCTATCGCTATTATTTCTGCTGGATCTGGATATACTACCGCACCTGAAGTTTCTGTTCAGGGTGCTGGATTTGGTGCTGTTGCTCGTGCTACTATTGATACTGATGGTGAAAATGCTGGTAGAGTTACTGGTATCACTATTGTTAATAAGGGTATTAACTATGTTCAAGGTACTACGATTATTAACCTAACATCTGTTGGTCAAGGTGCTACATTTACACCTAATGTATTCCAATGGACTTATAACCTTCAAGCAACATCAACATTTGACTCTGCTAAAGGTACTGTATTTGAAGGATTTAATAACCAATATGGTGGTGAGTATGCTCACTTATCCAACCCTCAGAAATTAAGATATATTCTTGGTGATAACTTATTTGAAAATGCTAGTGGTAATATTAAGGAGCAAGAAACTCAATTAAATCACTCACCTATCATTGGATGGGCGTTTGATGGTAACCCAATTTATGGTCCTTATGGTTTCTCTGACCCAACTAACCAAGCATCTTCTATTACAAAACTGAATACTTCTTATAGATTGAAGACAAATTTAGTTTATGATGCAACAACTAACCCATATCCAGCAAGAACTGCTGGTCCTTTACTAAATTCAGAAGCTGCTGGTAACTTTGTTGAAGATTATGAGTATGTCTTCGGTTTAGGTGATTTAGATCAGTATAATGGTCGTTTCTGTAAGACACCAGACTTTACTGATGGTAGATATTGTTATTTTGTTACTATTGATTCTACAGAAGATGGTAACCCAGTATTCCCTTATGTTTTAGGTCCAAGTTTCAACTCAGTTGTTGATAAATGGAACCTTGTTGATGCTGCAACACAACAGAACATTCCTGCAGGTGTTGTACGTTACAGAGACCCTTATGAGAACGTTGATATTGACGTTACAAGGACTCCAAATGCTTCTACTAATGCATTGACTACTGAAGCAGGAGAAATCCTCTTATTCGATCCAGAAGACGTTAATAGAGATGGTGTAATTGATGCTGAGGAGACTGCTAATCCTACTCAGTTGTTTGAAGAAGCACCATTACAACTATTCGATTACTTCCCTACAGTTAAGTTTGACTCCAAGGTTGATATTGAAGTTGAGACTATTACTAAGTTTGAAGATGCTTCTGTAACTGGATTTACAGTTGAAAACCCAGGTATTAACTATCAGGTCAATGATAGACTGGTATTTGATAATACAGATACTGATGGAGATGGTGTATCTGCTCGTGTTTCACGTATTAAAGGTGAGTCAGTTTCAACTTATGGTTTTGAGAATGTAAGTGGAAGTAACTACGGTACATTAAAGACAGATGTACCTCATAATTTGATAGCTGGCGATAGTGTGTTTATTGATTATACACCTATCATGGATAACACGAACAAAACATTTAAAGTTCGTCAATTCAAGGGTATTGAGCAAATAGTCATTAGTCAGACAGGATCTGGATATAATGAAGAAATTCCTCCAACAATTATCATCGATGGCGACGGAACCCAAGGTGCTTTACAAGCGGTTGTTAGTTCTGTTGGTGCTATTGATACTGTTAACATTACTAACTCTGGATCTGGGTATACTACCAATCCTCGTGTTATTTTAAGTCATCCTCAGATATACAAGAAGGCTGATTATTATGTTTCTAAGATTGAAAATAATAATTATGTCAAGATTAATGACTGTAAGGTTAATATTAAGAAAGAAGTATTCACTTGTGGTAAAACTTTAGATGCTGATGGTAATACAGTAGGATTTGTAGCGAAGTTATCTGCTACAGGTGTTAAAGAGTGGCAAAAAACTTTAGAGAGTACAGCTGGTCTAAAATACGTAGAATTTGAGAGATTGTATGTAGATGGAGATAATATTTGGGTAGTTGGTAATAATAAACCCAATAGTTCTCTACTCGATGCATATAACCCTGATATCATTCTTTGTAAGTATGTTCAGGCAGAAAATGGACTTAGTGCAACATTAAGTTTCCAAAAAGCATATGCTGGTATATCTGGTGCAACTCGTTCTGATAATGTAACTGCAATTCAGAAATATTCAGATACTCGTTATATTATTGGTGGTTATACTAATACTAACTCTGCTGCACCTTTTGATGCATTTATTGCATCTATTGATACTACTGGTAATTTCTCAGTTAAGAGAAAGTTAGCTTCTGCTACTGGAAATGAGAAAATTACTGATTTAATCATTGATGGTACTGATGTATACTTCACGATGGAAGTATCAGCAACAGACACTGCTCAGGATATTAATCAGTGTGTAGGTAAAGCAACTATTGGTACAAGTGTTATTGAAATTCAATGGATTAAGGAATTTAGTAATGCAACTTACTCATTCTTAGATTCTACACTTTGTATTGATGAATTTAAGGAAATTTATCTTACTGCTTCTTGCAGAATGAAGAGTGATGATACAACTAGAGATAGTTTCTGGGTTGGTAAGGTTAATTCTACTGATGGTACTTTAATCTGGAATTATCGTTATCTTGCTCCAGGTAGAGAAGTTCATGTAACAACTTCATCTGAAATTGATTTATTTGGTGATTTAAACGTTGCATTTACAAGAAAGAATAATACAAATACTCAAACAACTGTAGATACAGTTAAGATTGGTTATGATGGTAAGATTAAGAATCATACAACTAATAATTTCAATATTAATAATATTGAGGGTGTAACTGCACATGCACTTGATGTTGATGAATCAGGTGATGTTCATGTATTTGGTCAAACTCAGTGGAATAGAAATGAATTTATCTACGATTTTGCTAATAATGAGCAAGTTGATATAACAGGTCATCATGTTTTAACATCTGTTGGTGCTACTAATGCAATAACCTATACAGGTAACCTTGCTAAGATCTATGGTTATAATCCTGCAGGTTCTAATTCTACTTGGGTTAATTCTTACTTAAGTGTTCCAGGTACTACATTAAAAGAGACTCTTGCTGGTGATTGGACTTTAGAGTTCATGATCTATAAGAATGGTAGTGAATCACAGACTTTATCTCAAGGTGCTCAAACCTTATGTGGTATTGGTGGAGCAAGAGATGCTACTGGTGGTCTATGGTTAGGTTATGATAATGGTAGTGGAGAGTTACAATTAGTAATTACTAATAACACAACACAACTTATAAGCGGTTCTGGTCAGTCATCAACTCAGACCAACATGTATGCTGATAACTCTTGGCAGTTTGTAGCATTAACTAAGAATGGTAATGAGTTCAAGGCATATATTAATGGTATTGCAGTTATTACTGGTACATTATCAAATACTGCTCTTGGTACTAAAAACATATACTTTGGTAACCAAATTGGTTTTGGTAGTGGAGCAACTGATTTTGCTCAATCTAAGCAGGGTCAATTCTACATTGATAACATTAAATTAAGGAATAGATTTGTAACTCCTACAGTTCCTACTGATGTTGCAACATTACCTCCAACTGCAAGTTATAGTCAGACATTTGATTGGGTAGATGATGCATGGTTTACTTCTTACTTGAATCGTTATGATAATATTGATTATGTTGGTTGGGGTATTAAGGTTGATAAGAATGCTGAATCTGGAAGAATTGGAACTTATAGTGAAAGAACTAATACTAAATTAGGATTTGTTAGAACTGCTGTAACTCCTGTTACTGGTTCTGCTATAACTGTTTCTGCTACTGGATATAGTTTAGGTGATGCAGGTTTACAGACTCTTGACTTTGACGATACAACAACTACGATGTCTCAAGATACTGAGACTCTAACTTATACTCAGGATATTTGGGGTTCAAGAACTGCTACTGTTCCTTCTCCAGGTTCACAGAAACTTAAGGTATCTGCTGTAGTTAAAGACAGATATTACTTTAAAGTTACTGATACTGTTAAGATTGATAATATTCAGATTCTTACTGTTAATCAGGCATTTAATTTCACAGTTGGTGCTAAATTACAACTTTATACAGGATCTACATTTAAAAATAGCGGTTATATCATTAAAGTTGATAATGATAACAATAAGATATATGTTGCTGTTAATAATAATCTTTGGTCAGATGATCTTAATACTGGTCAATTAAGCACAGTTCAGTTTAGTGAGCAGTCTACTTATAACATTGTTGGACCAATTCCTAATGATATTAATGAGATAATAGGATATACTTTTGCACAAGTTGTTAATCAAACTCCTGGAACCTTTATCATTCCTCTTTCAAGTTATCCTTTAGAAGTTGGTGGAGCTAATAATCTACACACATTTGCAACATTCAAACCATATGCTGATGCAGATTACTCTATAAGAATTGATGAAGTTTCTGGTTCTTCACCATATATTGTTGGATCTGTTGTTACAATCAATTCAGGTGATATTTCTTATAATGCTGATTATTCTCAAGCAACAATAGTTAATTTAACTGGTGTTCTAAAGATTACTTTAGTTGCAAACCTTACTAAGATTCTTCAGGTAACTGCAGTTGCTAATAGTGATGAAGTTTATGTAATTACTGCTACTAAGCATTACCTCAATGCAGGTGAAATGCTTTATATTGATGGTAACCCAGAACGTACTTCTGGTGGTGTTGTATATGATGAGTATGATGGTGCATTCCCTGTTGATACTGTTGTAAGTTCACTTGAATTTACTTACAAATTACCTCAAGCAGCAATAACTGATCCTGAGACAAGCACTCCTGGTAATGTTAGTATATTTGTTAAGTCTCCTGTGTTGAAGATGTATTATGGTCACCAGTATCTGTTTGACCTAAGTCACTCTTCATTGGTTGGGGGTAACCTATCATTTGCTAAGGATAACCTTTATAAGTTGGAATATTCATTCAACTCTATTGAAAGAATTGGTACTCCTGGTGTAACTGGTCAAGGACAACCTACACCTACAGTTAAACTGAAAGTTGATCAAAGCGTTGTTACAAATATTTCATATTACTTTGACCCATCAAGAACTGGGGATGATTCTCCTGTAATTCCTGGTAGTTACTTAGATGTTGTAGATTCTCCATATAAGGGTACATTCCAAATTAGTTCTACTGCTGGTCAGACTATTACTACTGGACCTGATATATTCAAATTCCCTCTACAAAATGAGCCAGAAGGTTCTGCAGATGTAAGTAGGACAAGTTATAGTACAAGTTCACTAAAAGCTGTTGGTTCTATTAATAATATCCGTATTGTTAACTCTGGTGGATTCTATACTAAATTACCAGTTGTTACAGGTATTGTATCAACAAGAAAGATTGAAAGAGTTCAAATTAATGCTCCAGGTACTGAATATGCTGTTGGAGAATACAATAACGTACCTATTGCTGGTGATGGAGAAGGTGGATTAGTTTCTATTACTGTTGCTGATGGCACTGATGATGAAGGTACTACTATACCAGGTCAAATTCAAAAAGTTGATGTTATTGATCCAGGTAAAGGATATACTACTGCAACTATTGATATTAACTCAATTTCAGGTATTCTTGGATCTGGTTTAACTGGATCTGGTGCTGAATTAGTAGTTGTTATTCCTTCTGCTGGTACAGGGGCATCTATCTTTACTAAGGGTACAAATGTCGGAAAAATCAAGAAACTTAAGAATAATAACTTTGGATATGATTATCCTCATGACTATACTTTACGTCCTGAGATTACCTTCCCGATTAACGCTCAGTTAACATCTACAAGTATACTTTCAAGTATTACAGTTACTGACCCAGGTTCTGGTTATTCCTTACCTCCTGCTGTTGTAATTACAGGTGGTGGTGGTACTGGTGCTGTTGCTGAAGCAACTATCAAGAATGGTCGATTAGATCAAATCTTTGTTAAAGATCCTGGTGCTGGTTATTCATCTACACCAACTATTAATCTTAAGTCTTCATTCAACTATGTTGTAAACCTTGACTTAGGATTACTTCAATTTGCTTATCCTCATGGTATTGTAAATGGTTCTGAAGTAACAGTTACTGTAACTGATACTGGAGATGGTGCTGATTTCCCACTTGCTGCTGGTGCAACTGGTAGATTAAATGCTTCTACTACTTACTTTGCTATTGCTGGTACAGCAAACTCATTGGAACCAGATCAGTTAAAACTTGCTATTACTGCATCTAACGCTGCTCTTGGTGATGCTCTTTCCTTCGTTAACGCTGGTGAAGGTCGTCAAAGTGTATTAACTGAATCATTTGGTGGTGCTGCTACTGCTAACGTTATCACTTCTACTTTCTTAGAAGGAGAATTGATATATCAAGGTGATTCACTTGAAAATGCTACTGCTCAAGGTTATGTTTCTACTAACTCTGGTTGGCAGGTTGGACCTCGAATTCTTAAGATTGTTGATTACACTGGTTCATTTACAGAAAATGAAAAAGTTACTGGTGTTATTTCTAAGTCTTCAGGTACTATCAGTGATCTGAAGATCGCTAAAGGTGTTCTTGAAATTGGTTCTATTACCAAAACAACAGGTCAGTTTATCGATGATGTTGGTAAACCTTCCGAAATTATTCAAAAGATTCAAGACTCTTACTACTATCAGGACTTCTCTTATGCTGTTAAATCTGCTGTTTCTATCAGCGATTGGAAAGAGATCCTTATTAAGAACGTTCACCCTGCATCATTTAAAGTATTTGGTGAATTAAACCTTAATGAGTATGGATTTGTTCCTAACAAAGAGACATTCTTCCAGTTAACTAAGTCTGTTGAACTTGCTCAGGAATCAATCGTTCCTAATATTCAAAACTTTGCTCTTGTTGAACCAATTTACTCTGACTTCAATAATACTGAAGTTCTATTCAGGCAGAAGAGACTGACATCTTCAGAGAACATTTTGACCTCTGTTGTACAACGTGTCGATGATATTTCTAACTTATTTGACGGTGAGAGAATCTCATTCCCTCTAACTGTTGATGGTGGTAATGTTGTTGCAAACGCAAACCAGTTAATGATTGTATTGAATGGTGTTGTACAGAATCCTAAGACTGCATTTAGTATTCAGCAAGACTCTATTGTATTCTCCGAACCACCACAACCTCCAGCAAGTGTTAAGTATGCAAACATAACAATTTCTCAGAAATCTACTGTTGCACTTACATTTACTAATCAGAGTGGTATTTACCCATCATTAGGTAACGTATTAACTGGTATATCATCTGGTGCAAAGTTAACTGTAACAACAGTTGTTGGTACTACAATTAATGGTTATATTACTGAAGGAACCTTTATTGTTGGTGAATTATGTACTGTTAGTGCTACTGGATTCTCTGCTAACTTAGCAACAAATACTGCTGTATCAAATATTGGTCTATTCACATTTGGTGAGCAGATCACTAACTTAACTGGAGATACTGCAAAGGTTGAACAAATTAACCTTGAATCTGGTGCTGAAACACCAGTAGCTAAGGTTCGTTATACTATTGGTCTTTCTACTGTATCATTTGAAGTAGTTCCTCTAACTGGCGATCCTGGTCCTGTTCCAGCAGGAACATTTACTGCTACTAAGAATTATCAGTTTGGTTCTGAAATATTCAGAGTTGATAGTATTACTGATGGATCATCATCTACAACTATAGGTGTTACCAGAGGACAACTTGGTACTACTGCTCAATCTGTACAAGAGAATACTCCAATTTACGGTACAGACATTAGCGTTACTAATACATTAACCCTAAGTAAGACTGCTGGTACTTATCAATCAACTCCTGGTTTATTTGATATTCAATTAAATGATGTTATTCTTGGTGCATCATCTGGTGTTGTTGCTACTGTTACTGCAACTGCAGCATATCAAGATCCTACAACTAATGAATTTATTGGTCAAGTTAATATATCCGAAGGTTCATCATTCTTTGGTCTACTATTCAACAGAATTACCTCTCAGACTTATCCAAACGTTGTATTAGACGATATTTCTAAGTCTCAGATTAGTATTGTTGACTTTACAGACAATGCTACTGCATTTGATTCTAAATTCCCTTCTAATGAGCGTATCAATAACTATACTATTCCTTATGATAATGCAGTAGGAACTCTTGTAGAAAATGAGAATATCCGTAATTATAAGATTGAATATGGTAATAGTAATGGTGATTTTATTGCTGGAGAAGATGGAAGAGTTAGAAAATTAAGTTTCACTAATAGAATTGGTGATGGATTCTTTAATACTGGACAAGTAATTAGAACCAGAGATACTAAAGCTGAAGTTATTGGATTTAATCAAGCACGTAATATTGTTTATCTTGGTAAGATTGGTAGATGTAAAGCAAATGGTGAAGATTACTTTGACTTTACCTTTGAAAATGCTGCTGCTATCGATACCGCACAGAAGAAGTTTGGAACAGCATCTTTAGAATTTGCTGCTGCTGATTATATTGTTAATGCATCTACTGATGAAATAGCATTTGGATCTGGTGCATTTACTATTGAGATGTATATCCGTCCTGCTACTGCTTCAGTAAGTGGTACTGCTGATATATTCGATACAAGAGCAAGTAGTGCTAATGAAGTTGCCTTCAGATTATACTTAGAGGCAGGTCAAGTTCGTGTAAATGTTAATAATTCTGATCTTGTAACTTCAGGTGCAACAACGATTTCTGCTAATACATGGACTCATATTGCATATGTTAAGTCCAGCACAACTGGTAAGATCTACATTAATGGTGTTGAAGCTGGAACTGGTACTGACAGTACAACCTATGTTGCTAAACCAATAAGAATTGGTGCTGATTGGAATGGTGCTAATGGATTTGTTGGTCATGTTGATGAGGTAAGAGTTTCTACAACTAACCGTTATACTGGTGCATTTACTCCTGTTGCTGGTATATTCCAAGGTGATGCTAATACAAAACTACTATTACACTGTGATGGTAATGATGGTGTTAATTATATTGATGATTGGTCTGGTGTAGAAGGATTTACTGAAGGAGAATTCTTCAATAATGATGCTATTCTTGCAACTGTAAGAGATGTTGCTGGTAAGCACATCTATAATGGTAGTACTGCAGTTAATGCTATTACAATAACTGCTAATAGTGTACAGAAGGATGTAACTGATGCAACATATGATCCTAATACAGGAGACTTGGTATTAACTATTGGTTCTCATAGTTTCACAACAAGTGATACTCTTAAGATTGGTGCTAATAAGTTATCCTTCACTTGTTCTAAGGATAATCATCAAACCTCTCATACATATCCAAGAGTAACTGACCCTGCATACGACACAACCCTTGCTATCACTGCGGTTTCAGGGACAACTCTTACTGTTAATGTTGGTATTGCCAACAATGGATTTAATAAGAATACTCAGAGATATATCAACGCTGGCGATTTAGTACTTGCAAACTTAGACTTTATTGCTCAAGAAGTTGTATGGTTAATGAAGAAGAGATTCCCTAACTTCACTGTTAAGGGTGGATCTATTAACTGTGCTGATGATATTGTTGATGTATTGAAGAGTGTTGTAGATGATATTCGCAACGGTAGTAACAGTCATATCTGGGATGCATCTGCATTCTATGTTGATAGAACTGCTAATCCTATCCAATTAAAAGAAATTAAGAGTGAAGTTACTGAAAGTCTTTGGGCATTTAAGAAGACTCAGGAAATGGTTCAGTACATTGGAACCAACACTCTTTGGGAAGTTCAAGGTGATCATGGTTTAACTCAGACAACTGATACTACTATCACTGATTCCACAACAAATTCACTTACTTCCATTACTCCTACAGCAGCAGTATATGACCCTGCAACAGGTGAATTAACATTAACCAAGTCTTCTCATGGTATTAATGGTGCCTCGTCTCTTACAGCGTCTAATGCAGCATACGTAGCGAATACTGGTGTATTAACTATTACGAGCAATAGTCATGGACTTTCAAATGGCGATAGAATCAAACTTGTTGATGACTCACTCACTTTTACGTGTAGTATGGACCAAGATAGGTCTGAACACACCTATCCCAGAATATCCGACGAAGCAAGTTCTGGATACTTAGAAGTCTCTGGTGTAACAACTAATACATTTAATGTTAATGTTGGTCCATCACCAATTAAGAGTTTCACTCCAACATCCTCTACTTATGATCCTGAGACGGGTTGGTTGAAGTTAGGTATTGGAGATCATAGTTTAGAAGTAGGAACCAATGTTAAGATTGCAAATAACTCTCTGAAGTATTTGTGCTCTATGGGTGGTACTACTGAGTATAAGACTTATCCAAGAACAACAGATCCAATCTATAATGATTCAGTTGAGATTGTAAGTGATGGAGTTCATAGTACAGCAACTAATGCAAGTTATACTCCTTCAACAGGCGATTTAACAATTACTTCTGGTACTAACCTTACTCCTACACTTGCTTCATATGTTGCAAGAACAGGTATAATGACATTAACTGTTCCTAATCATGGAATGGTTCTTGGTGATAAGGTTAAGATTGAAGATGGTGCAATCACATTTACTTGTGATATGGATGATAATGCTACTCTTCACCCTTATCCAAGATCATCTGATCCTCTAAGTGGTGACTTTATAAACATTGCAAATGTAACAACTAATACATTTGATGTTAATGTTGGTGCATCACCTTTAGTATCCTTTAACCCATCAGCAGTCACCTATACTCCTACTACAGGTGATATGGTTATGACTATTGGTAGTCATAGTTTGACTGTTGGTACATCTGTTAGATTTGAACCTGCATCCTTAACATTCACATGTACTAAGGATAGTAATGCTACTGAGCACAAATATCCTCGTACTACTGACCCTGTATATGATGCTGCAACAACAATTACTGCTGTAACCTCAACATCAATTACAGTCAATGTTGGAACTGCTAATGATGCAACTGCTGGTACTCATACATTTGTACCAAAAGCAGGAACATTAACTCCAACTTCTGTTACTTACAACCCAACTAACGGTTTATTAGCATTTACTGTTGCAGGTCATGGAATGTTAGCTGGACAGAAGATTAAGATTGCTGACAACTCATTAACATTTACATGTGGTAAGGATAACAATGCTACTAATCATACCTATCCAAGAACTACTGACCCAATTAGCGGTAAGTTTATTGATATTCAATCAGTAACTACAAATACATTCACTATCCAAGTTCTTGATGTAGTACCTTCAACAAATACTACAACTCATAGTTTCGTTTCTGCTGCTGCTAACTGTGTAACAAGAGCAGTTGTAACGACTGGTGGTGACTATGCTCATACATTCGTAAGTGCAAGAAATAACAGTGTTCTATCTGATAAGCACGGTTATTCTGTTGGTGATAAGATCAGAATTGCTGAGAAGTCTCTAACATTTACATGTGAGAAAGATAATAACGCTACTGATCATTCTTATCCAAGATCTACAGATCCATTCTATAGAAGATGGTTGAGAATTAATTCTCTAACAGATAAGACATTTACTGTTAATGTTGGTGTATCTCCAGATAAGTCTGCTCATACATTTAAGTCTGCATATCCTAATGGTATTGTTAAGCAAGATGGATCTATTAGTATTGATGTAGGTAAGTCACCTACTGTGAAGCATGATATGACCAATGCAGCATATACTCCTGCAAATGGTAACTTAGTATTGACAGTTGGAACACATAATTTAAACGTTGGTCAAACAGTTAGATTAGTTGATAGAGCATTAACATTCACATGTGCTGAAGATAGCAATGCATCTAACCACTCTTATCCAAGACCATTTATAGATGAGTTCACACCATCTACTGCGACATATAGTGGTACAACAGGTCTCTTAGTATTCACAGTTAACTCTCACGGTGTTAGAGTTGGTGATTGGATTAAGATAGATGATAATTCACTTACATTTACATGTCAGTTAGATAATAACCAAACTAACCATACTTACCCAAGATCAACTGATCCAGTTAGCGGTAAGTGGTTGAAAGTTTCTGCTGTAACTACAAACACATTTACAGTACAAGTATTACAGACTATACCTTCTACTAATACTTCTACTCATGCATTTGTATCTGCTGTTACAAACTGCATCAAGCAAAAGAGAGATAGAGCATATGACGCTCCTATCGAGATCTCTGCTGTTGGTACTTCCAATAAGACTGCTACAGGTGCAACTTATGCTCCTACTACAGGTGTTCTACAAATCACTAGCAATGGTCATGGTTTGACTGCTGCTTCAGAGATTACACCAACTGGTGCTGTATATGTACCAGCAACAGGTGTTCTGACTTTGACAAAATCAAGTCATGGATATACTAATGGAGATAGAATTTTAATTAAAGAAGGTGCTTTAACATTCAGTTGCAATAAGGATAATCATGAATCACAACATTCATATCCTCGTGCTACTGATCCTTCATACCTCAAGTGGTTGACTGTTCAAAATGTAACAACCAATACATTCGATGTTAATATTGGTGTTGCAAATGATCAATCAACTCATGCGTTCATATCTGCCACAACTAATGGTGTTATGAAGGCAAATAGTCAAGTTAAGTTTGATGCTGATTCATTAACCTTTACTTGCACAAGAGATAGTAATGCAACAAACCATACTTATCCTCGTGCTACCGACCCAGTTGCTAACCAATGGACTCCTATTGTTGCTTCCACAACTAACACATTTGATGTTAATGTTGGTATTACTGGATTTGGTGATTTTGCACACACTTATGTAAGTGCTACATCTAACGGTATCAAGGTTCAGGATGGAACTATTACCCTGAATGTTAATACTTCTTCTAATACTACAACACACGCATTTGTATCTGCTAAGACTGGTGGTCTAATTGTTGGTGGTAACTACGATCATACATTTATAGACGCAAATAACACTTATACTCCATCAACTGTTTCATATACAGCATCCACTGGTAACATGGTATTGACTGTTAATAATCATGGATTTAAGGTTGGAGAGCATATTAAGATTGCTGATGGTGGATTAACATTTACTTGTGCACAAGATAGTAATGCTACAAACCATGCTTATCCTCGTGCTTCTGACCCTCTAAGTGGTAGATTTGTACCGATTACTGCTGTAACTACAAATACATTTACTATTAATGCTTTACAGGGAACATCCCCAACTAATACTACAACACACGCATTTGTATCTGCTACTACTGGATGTATTACCAGATCTGTAGTAAGTACTGGTGGTGACTATACCCATACATTTGTATCTGCTAAGGCAAATGGTATTCATAAGATGGGTGATGCAATTAAACTTGATGCTGGTTCATTAACCTTCAGATGTCATATCGATGGTAAGAGAACAGATCATGCATATCCTCGTGTCACAGATCCTGCTTATACTTCTGCTCTAAGAGTAAGAAAGGCAACAACAAATACATTTACTGTTGATATTGGTAAGTCTCTTGGTGATACTATTGATCAACCATATACTCCAACTGCTGCGACATATGATCCTGCTACTGGTAACTTAGTATTAACTATTGGATCACATGATATAACAGACGATGATAGTATTACTATTGATGATAATTCATTGACATTCACTTGTGCAATGGATAACAATCAAGCTAATAAGACTTATCCTCGTACTAATAAAGATGAGTTCTCTGCAAAAGCAATACCTGTTGCTTCTGTTGGTACTTCAAGTCTTACTCCTTCAACTGCTAACTATGAACCTACAACTGGTATTTTAAGAATTACATCTGCTTCACACGGATTAGTTGCTGGTGATAGAGTTAAGTTTGATGCTGATGCAATAACCTTTACTTGTGCTCAAGACAGTAATGGTTCTAACCATGCTTATCCAAGAGTAACTGATCCAACTTA